GGTATTGATATTGTGCCTTGGTACGGGGCCATTGTAAGGTATTGTGAAAGTTGCGGTTTCTGACATCCCAACATCTATAAAATTTGGGCCAGGCATTTGGACAACTTGCATGAGGTCTGCTCTATTACCACCACCAGTAGCGGCATCCAGAACAGAAGCGAGTCTATCACCGTAACGACCATTGACAAAGGTGTTACCTTGCCCTATAACCCACTCAGATCTAAGTGGAATGGCTCCAACACACAGTAAACCTTGTGTGAAAGCATCGCCATTGGTCATAATCCTTATTTCGCTGCCATCCCACTCGGCTAAAGTATAGTTCCGAAGGGCGGCAGAGATAACAGGATCATTAAACATCTGAGTGGCAACGTAGTAAACATTACAGAAACTGTCACCATGAAGCCAAGTGAAATGGTCAATGAGGACTTCTCTGTGCATAATATCATGCAAACCAACACTCGGATCCAGCGCTGGGGCTAATCGCGGTGTCGGAGCTGGCGTGGGTTCAGGTGCAAATTGATCAACAAAAGAAATGATTGGTTGGTCGTCGGTTGAACCAGCTGACGGATCATTGCTACTGATGGTGCCACTGGTAATGACAATTTCTCCATAGTCCACGTCAAATGGCATATTGTCACCGTACCTTTTATTGCCATCCAGGTAAGCTTGCTCCCAATCGTCAGGCACAGGAAAATCGTGCCCGTACACAGTGGTGGCAGCACCACTGATCTCATAGATATGTTCAATGACACTCGCTTGATCAAAATCGGGTTCGACATCTCCAATCTTGACTTTTGCTATTTCATAAATGAGTGTGGGCCACACTGAAAGCATACGATCACTTTCCTCAGTTTTCGTCGCTGGTGAAAGCCAACAAAGCTGTTTAACCCACGCACTACCACGAAGCGGTGAGAGGAAAGTGCCGTTGTACTCAGCAAATTTTCTACCAAGAAAAGTGACTTCACGTTCACTAATATACTCCTCAGGTATCTCATTCTTTTTAGAGTCTGTGTACTTCATACACTCCTCAGCTAATTCACGAGATATACTACGTTGGTTAAACTCGGGCCTGTTAGAAACAAGTATAGAGTCATCACCATAGTAAAAACCATGAACATCCCTGTAATAATCTCCATCTGGGCACACTCCATAAAAGGCATAAGCGTGTGCTAGAACATTGAGCAAGATGTTCATTAAAGTAGTTAAGAAACTACCACTAGGATTGTTGCCTGCGTATTGATAAGTATCACCCTTCATGCAAATGTATGGAAATGCCTCATCGCTCATAGACACATCAAACAAATTCTCATCCAAGATACCATCGTCATCAAAGAACTTACAAACTTTCTTAATCACACTCCTGAGCAACAGTGAAATAAAAGCGTGTAATTGGGTGTCAAACTTTGAAAAGTCACCAGCCACAAAGCGTCTCTTCCCAATAGTGGCAGCCAACATGATGTGCATCATCTGCGTCCACTCGTCTTCAGACGAAACTCCCCAGGCGCTCTGGAGCAATAGATTGCACTTCTTAAAATGCTTGACGAACCACCCATAAGCTATTCTACTCCGAGCAAGCGATAATATCGAGCCACAATAGAAATATCTGAGGCTACCGTCGGCATTCTTTTGTGG